ACAGACAGCAGTATTTTCTCATCCTCTCAAATCCCCTCAGCGGGTCTCAACGGAGGCACAGAGAGCGACGGGGGAGGGTCTTTTATAAACTTTGGGGTCGGTGGTGTCCCCACTACACCTTGCCGAAATGACACATGACCGAGAACACCCCACCTACACAAGAAGACCTCCTGAATGCCATCAAGTCCCGTGTATTAGGATACAACGAGGGTATTATCAGCGGTAAGATTCCTGCAAATAAGTGGATATACGCTGCTGCCAAGCGGTTTGAAGCAGACCTTGAGCGCACCGACATCTACCTCGACTGGGAAGAAATGGTGAGATTAGACAACCACTTCCGCAGCCTTTCCCTCGTCGGAGAGTGGTCAGGTAAACCTTTTATTCTACAGGATTGGCAACTCTACACCTATGGTCAGATAATGTGCTGGAAATGGTCAGATACCAAACTCCGCAGATTCAAGATTGCCATTGTCCAGATTGGTAGAGGTGCTGGTAAGTCATCCACAGCAGCAGGATTGTGCCTCTACGACCTGATGACAGGAATGGGTAAGAGAATCCACATTCTTGCCAACAATCAAAATCAGGCAGATATTATTCTTGATACTGCCAAAGTAATGGTAGAGAGATTAGCAGCAGACAAGCACGACCTTGATATTCTCTATCTTCACATCGTCTCCAAGGAACGGGATTGTGAAATGAATGCCCTACCCGCAGTGGAGAAGGCATTAGACGGCAAGACGCCCTCTCTCGCAGTAGCAGACGAAGCAGCAGAATACTCACGCCGAACCCTTACCAAACTCATTACTGCCCTTGGTAAGCGCAAGGAAAGCACCCTCCTCATCACCACAACTCCAGGTTCCAATCCCGAGAACCACTACTACGAGATGGTAAAGAGCGCAGAAGCAGTGCTTACAGGTGAAGTAGCCGATGATACAATGTTTGCGATGCTCTATGGATTAGATGTTGCAGATGCTCTTGATGATGAGAGTTGTTGGATAAAGGCAAACCCAGGATTGCCCTATGGTCAACCTGACACAGCATCACTCCGTCGTGCTTGGAACGCCATGCGTCAGAGTCCGATGGGAAGAGCAGAGTTCTCTCGCTACCACGGTTCACGATTCTCTGAAGATACAGGTGGTTGGTTGCCTATGGAGAGTTGGGATGGGATGGTTGATAAGACCATTACTGAAGACTTCCTCAAGGGTAGACCATGCTATGCTGGACTCGACCTGTCCAAATCACAGGATATGACGGCACTGGTATTGGCATTTCCACTTGATGATGGCAGAGTGTATTTCAAGGGACAATATTGGTTTCCCAAAGAGGGTTTGGCACAACGAGAACTGGACTGGCGTATGCCTCTACGCACTTGGCACAAGGAAGGTAAACTCAACCTATGCCCAGGTAGGGAAATCGACTATGACCAGATACGAGTAGCACTCAATGAAGCCAAGGGAATGTATGATTTGCGCATTGTATGCTACGATAAATGGGGTTCAGCATTCCTCGCAACCACTCTACAGAACGATGGAATACCCCTACAAACCTACTCTATGGCACTCTCAACACTTGCTCCAGGTTGTCAAATCTGGTTGAATATGTGGTTGGGAAACAAACTTTGTTTCGGAGATGACCCTGTAATGAGACGAGCGTGTGCCGAAGCGCACGCAAAGAGTGATATGAATGGAAATATTCGACCTGTAAAGAGCAGAACCTACTGCTCAATCGACCCCTTGATTGCTGGTATTATGGCACTACATTCGTTCGGGGGAAAGCAAATCTCAATATATGAGCAAGAAGCCGACATGATAAATGGAGCAAACTGAATGGGAATAGTAAACAACATCACACAATCAATCAGAGGATGGTTTGGATACCCAAACTCGTATTATCCATTTATGCCAGCACCTTATCAAGTGCTCACATCGTCAGAACAAGTTCACGCCATATCAGCAACATCTGCTCTACAGTTTACTCCAGTATATCGTGCTGTTCACCTTATTGCCAACGATATTGCCCGCACACCAGCGGAGTTTATGTCGCCAAACCTTGAGAATATCTGGGAAAGACCAAACAGATTCCAGAGTGGATACGATTTCCGTAGACAACTTACTGCTCAAGCACTGCTTTATGGCAACGCATTTGCGCTGATAAATAGAAAGAGAAACGGTGAAATATACGAACTTCTTCCACTTTCTATTGGCTCTGTATCACTAAAAGTCAGTGGCGACTCACCTGTTTATCAAACAAATGATTATGGTGATGTTGCTCCTGAAAATATTCTACATATCAAGGCAAGTCCACTTGAAGGTCTTTGGGCATCCAGTCCAGTCAACCTTTGTAAGACCGCAATCATTATTGGTTTGAACCAAGAGAACAATGTTCTTCGAAATGCCGAGAGTGGTGGTCTACCAAACCTTGCCTTCGTCACCCCAGGTCAAATGAACCAAGCGGGTAGACAGGCAATCGTAAATGATTATCTGAAGAATCACACAGGTAAGAATGCTGGTAGACCAATCGTGCTGTCAGAAAATACTCGTATTGAGAAACTGACAAGCACTTCCGTTGCTACAGACATCGAAGTAGCAAGAAAATACTCAATCGCAGATGTTTCCCGCATTTATGGTGTTCCAACATCATATTTGTCAGATACAACAGGTAATGTGTATGGTTCTCTTGAGTTCCTAAGCAGAATGTATTTGGATAGTTGCCTTTCACACTGGTATGAGGCTTGGAAGGCAGAAATGTATCTAAAACTCAACGAAGAACCGCTTTTTGATACTGATTTTATTACAAAACCACCAATCGCTGAAGTGTTTGCCGCTCTACGAACTGGAATAGAATCTGGTGTAATAACGCAGAATGAAGCACGGGCAGTATTGGATTATGACCCAGTTGATGGTGGCGATGTGTTCTTCACCGCCAAAAATCTTGGAACAGGTGCTGGTCAAACTCAATTGGGTGAGAAAAACAACAACCTTATGGGTGTAGTAGCACAGGAGAACACAACAGATGTCGCATAATATTCGTAAAGTATCAGAAAGCAAGCATGATGGCAAGACCTTATCAGGCTATGCTGTTCTCTACAACACAGACAGCGTAGAGATTTTCGAAGGCGGTAAACGCTTTATCGAACAGATTGCCAGAGGAGCATTTGACGATAGTTTGAATGAAGACATCAAACTCTTCTATCAACACGACACCAAAATGCCAATGGCACGCACTCAAAATGGTTCTCTCCGCATCAAAAGCGATGCCAAAGGACTGTATTTTGAAGCGGATTTACCAAATACAACACTTGGAAATGATGTTCGTGAACTACTCAATCAGGGTGTTCTAACAGGTGAAATGTCATTTGGCTTCCGTGCCGATAAGATAAACTGGCAAGGAACGAACCGTCGAACCATAGAGAAGGGGAAAATTTCGGAGATTTCGGTGGTGGTCGATGCTGCCTACCCAGATTCTCATTCACAACTCCGCAGCATCAACAATAACTGTCAGGAAATAAACCAAAAGCGGATTCAACTACTCCGCAGAAAGACAAAGTAATCATATGTCCAAAGAACTATTCGAAAAGCGTAATAAACTAACCTACGACCTCCGTCTCGCCCTCGACAAGTGGGAAGCGGACAACAACAAACCAACTGGAGAGTTCGACCTTCGTGCCAACTCTCTGCTCAAGGAACAAGTCGAGCGACTTGAGAAGGACCTCGACCAAGTTGAGTCCCAACTCTCTCGTAATGCTGTAAATGAGAAGCACGCCAAGCGTGAAGCAGAACTTGCCAAACCACAGTTTGATACTCGCAGCAAGAACTTCATTCAGCCACAGGACGACTACACCAAGCGTTTTGCCAAGGAACTCTTCAGCGGCAATCGCATCGGTCTTGACCGTCTAATGGCAGAAAGAACTGCCGTCACCACCATCGATGGTGATGTTTCTGGTGCTGTTCCAGTTGAATGGCAAAACCGCATCGTTGAGAAAATCAATCAGTTCAATGTAATGCGTCAAGTTTGCCCAGTTCGTAATGTTCTTGGCGACCAGAAGATTGTCATCGGTGGAGCACTTCCAAATGCTGTAAAGATGACTGAAGGAACAGCAATCACCGAAGATACTGCCTTCACCGTCAGTAATGTCGATGTTCTTGACCTTACCTATGGTTGCTTTGTTCCAGTCAGCAAGCAATACGCTACTGATGCTATTGGTGGTCTTGAGTATGTTGCTCGCAAAGCAGGTGAAGCAATCGCCAATAAACTGGAAGATGAATATACCAACGGTGCTGGTGGTTCTGGTAATATGCCAGGTCTTCTCTCCAACACCTTTGACCCAGAAAGCGGTGCTGTAGTTGACTCGGGAACCACAACTCTGGCTCTTTGGGCTGCACTCGCCAATCAAGGTGCTGCTGACTCACTCATCGACCTTGCTCACTCTGTTGCTGCTCCATACCGCCCAGGTGCTGCCTACATGATGAGCGATGCAGTCGCTAAGACCGTTCGTAAACTCAAGGGTGGAGATGGTCAATACCTCTGGAAGAATCCAGAGAACTATTCCGACATTCGTGACGGAATGCCAAGCACCATCTACGGTTTCCCTGTCTACATCAATACGACTATGGAAACTGCTCCTGGTGCTGGCGAAACCTTCGTCGTCTTCGGAAACTTCAACTTCTACGAGATTTACGATAGAGATGGTGGTGCTAATGTATTCATCGACCCATACGGTTTGAGCACTGCGCTTACAACCAGAGTCATTGTCTCTCACCGCACTTACGGTGTCTGCACCAATCTCAAAGCGTTCAATCGTCTCACTATCTGATTTTTCTTCTTTTCTGGGTGAGGGGGGAGCAATCCCCCCGAACCTTTTACCCTCGGAGCATCACCTATGGCAATAGCCCTTTCCACAATCAAACAAGCACTCAAAATCGACTATACAGCAGATGATGCCGAACTTGTCCGTATCAGAGACGCAGCAGTGGCATTTGTATCTGATTACACTGGTCTATCACTGGAAATCAAGACAAATACCCAGTTCATTCCATATTGGATGAAGACCAGATTTGATTCGCTGCCTTTCGTATCCATCACATCAGTAAAGTTTCAGAATAGTAGCAATGTAGAAACTACAATGCCATCAACTGACTTCTTCATAATCAAATCTCAACCACCAAGCACCTACATCAACTTCAGTGATTTTCCAAGCATCTTTGAAGGCACTGAAATCGAAATCACCTACACCTCTGGATACGCTACACTACCAAAGCATATTGAACAGGCAGTTATTGCCATCATTGGACACTGGTATAATAATCCAGAAGCAGGAGCACCAATCACCATTTCCACCGTTCCACTATCAGCCCAGTTCATTTTAGATACTCTAAGAGTGAAAGGAATCTTGGAATGATTAGCGCAGGAAGAATGAGATTTACCGCTACAATCAAGCGGGAGAACCAAGCAGCAGACCAAGTGGGTAAGAAAAAGAAAACATTTGGAACCACCGTAGGAACATTTCGATGCGATCTACGGGACATCTCCTCTGTAGAGGGTGATTATGCTGGAGGAGTAGCATCCATTCGCTCATATGAATGCCACGCTCGTTGGGGTGCTATTGAAGAGAACGGATTACTGGAAACAGACCGACTGCTTATTGATGGAATGACATTTCTCATCTCTGGTATTCGTAATGAAGCAAACAGAGACAGATTGGCAGTCATAGACATTACGGAGGTCAGATGAGTCTACCACAAGCAGTCAAGTCAATGCTACAGAACAATATCTCAAGTGTTCTGGCAGCAAACATCACATACGGAACAAGAAACCAGTTTGGAGCATTTCCAGCAATCACCTACACAATCACCAACCACGAAACAATCGCCATTGGAGCAACACCCTATAGGCGATGTGATGTTCAGATTCGTTC